TCGCCGGAGCAGCTCACGAAGCTCCGCTCGTCCCTGCGGGAGTTCGGCTTCATCAACCCGGTCATCATCGACCGGGAGTTCAATGTCATCGCGGGGCATGGCAGGATCATGGCGGCGAAGGAAGAAGGGATTGCAGAGGTTCCGTGTGTGTTCGTGGATTATCTGACGGAGGCGCAGAAGAAAGCCTACATCCTTGCGGACAACCGCATGGCTTTGGACGCGGGATGGGATGAGGAGCTGCTCCGCATCGAGATTGAATCCCTGCAGGGCGCGGATTTTGATGTGTCGCTGACGGGCTTTGAAGAAGGCGAGCTTGCCGACCTTTTTGCCGGGGACGGGGAGAAGGATGTGAAGGATGATGGCTTCGACCTTTCCGCCGCATTGGAGAAGGCGGCGTTCGTGGAGCGGGGCGATATCTGGACGGTGGGCAGGCACAGGCTGGTGTGCGGGGATGCCACCAGCGCGGAGGACGTGGCGGCGCTCATGGACGGGAAGAAGGCTAACCTCATCGTGACGGACCCGCCCTATGGCGTATCCTTTAAGAGCGGCAGCGGGCTTTCCATCCAGAACGACAGCATGAAGGGGGATGAATTCTACACATTTCTGTACAATTCATTTTCACAGATGGCGGCGCACCTGGAGAACGGCGGCGCGGCATATGTGTTCCATGCGGATACGGAGGGCTTGAATTTCCGTAAAGCGTTTGTGGACGCAGGGTTCCACCTTGCCGGGGTGTGCATATGGGTGAAGAATTCCCTCGTGCTTGGACGCTCGGATTACCAGTGGCAACATGAGCCTGTGCTGTACGGCTTTCTGAAGAACGGCAAGCACCCGTGGTATTCCGACCGGAAGCAGACCACCATCTGGAACTACGACAAGCCGAAGCGGAACAAGAACCATCCGACTTCCAAGCCGCTTGACCTGCTCGGATACCCGATCTGCAATTCCTCCCAGGAGAACGCCATCGTGATAGACACTTTCGGCGGCAGCGGCTCCACGATGATGGCGTGCGAACAGATGAACCGCATCTGCCACATGATGGAACTGGATGAAAAATACGCATCTGTTATCCTCCGCCGTGCCGTGGAAATCGGAATTACGCCGGAGGATATTTTTGTGGAGCGGGGCGGGGAGAAAATCCCGTACTCAGAACTGGTGAAGGAGGTGGAGGCATAGTGGACGCTATATATATCCATAGTAGGGAACCCGGCACAGGCGGCGGAGATACACCGAATCCGCAGACTGCGGATTCCTGCCTGACCCTCGGAAGCCTGTTTGACGGCAGCGGGGGCTTTCCGCTCGGCGGTCTGCTTGCCGGGATAAAGCCTTTATGGGCTTCGGAGATTGAGCCGTTCCCTATCCGCGTGACAACAAAGCGGCTGCCCTCTGTGAAGCACTTAGGTGATATTTCCACAGTGGACGGTTCGAAAATAGAACCCGTGGATATCATCACCTTCGGCTCGCCCTGCACCGATATGTCGGTGGCGGGGAAGCGGGCGGGACTGGACGGGCGGCAGTCCTGCCTGTTCTACCAGGCAATAAGAATCGTAAAGGAAATGAGGTGTGCAACAGATGGAAAATACCCAAGGTTTATCGTGTGGGAGAACGTCCCCGGCGCCTTCTCCTCCAACAAAGGGGAGGACTTCAAGGCAGTCCTCGAAGCGGTCTGCTCCGTCAAAGACGAAAGTATTTCTGTACCTGGACCTCCAAAGGGGAAGTGGGCAAACGCAGGAACTGTCGTGGGGGACGGACTTTCCCTCGCATGGCGGGTGCTTGACGCCCAATTTTGGGGAATCCCCCAGCGGAGAAAACGCATCTACCTTGTCGCAGATTTTGCAGGCGGGAGTGCCGGAAAGGTATTATTTGAGTCCGAAGGCGTGTCTGGGTATTCTGCGGAGGGCTTCCGTGCGTGGCAAGGAGCTGCCGGAGGTGCTGCGGATCGCGCTGGAACAGCAGGCGGCATCTGCCTGAACGACCAGGGCGGGCAGCGGATGGATGTGACGGATGACGTGACCTGCACCCTGCGGGCAGAGGCACACCATCCCCCGTGCGTATTGGAATCGGCTGGATTCTGCACGGAGCATTCCGCAAAGGCGCGTGGGATTGGGTACGGGGAGGAAACCTCGCCCACGCTCCGTGCCGGGACGATCCCTGCGGCGGTGGCGCTGGAGAACCACCCTGCGGACAGCCGTGTGAAGCTGTCAGAGGACGGCAGGGTACAGACGCTGACATCACGGATGGGGACTGGAGGCGGGAATGTACCGATGGTCATGAGCCGGGAGGATGCCGCCATGGAACCGGAACTTTACGAGAACCATTCGCAGGATACAAGATACACGGGGCCTTTGGAAACAGCGCCCACGGTCAGCTCTACCTACGGCATGGGCGGGAACAACCAGCCGTTCGTGGTGGAAACGCCCAAGACGCTGAAAATCCGCTCCGGCTGTGAGGGCGGCGGGAAAGGGGCGATCATACAGGATGACAAATCCGCAACGCTCTCCTGCAACAATGACCAGACAGTGTTCGTGCCGTTCTGCAAGGGATACCGCGCCCACTACAAAGGGGATGCGCCGACATGGAAGGACGGGAAGGTGGCAAATACGCTGAATACCTTTGATGTCGGGGAGAGCCGGTGCAATGAGCTTGTGGTGCGGGCATACGGCATCTGCTCCAAGGACAGCAATGCCATGAAGTCGGATAATCCCCACAGCGGATTCTATGAGGCTGATACCTCCCGGACTTTGGACGGGAACGGCGGGAATCCCGGCTGCAACCAGGGAGGAATTGCCGTGGTGGCGGTGCAGGGCTCCATGATTGGCAGGAAGGATAAGAACGGGCCGCAGGGGAGCGGCGTGAATGAGGATGTGTCCTTTACGCTTGATTCCGTGGACAGACACGCTGTTGCATACCCTACCTACTGCACCAGCAAGAATTCCCATTTCACGCGGGCGGAGAAAGAACTGGCAAACACGCTGGTGGCTACGGATTATAAGGACCCTCCCGTCATCAATGATGTGCAGAAGGAGCCGGAGTATATCGTCCGAAGGCTGACGCCGACCGAGTGTGCGAGGCTGCAGGGCTTCCCGGACTGGTGGTGCGGCGGCCTTGGGACGGAAGAACCAACGGAGGATGACCTTGCCTTCTGGCGGGAAGTTTTTGAAACCCATAGGAAGATTGCGGGGACTTCAACCAAGCCGAAGACAGATAAACAGATCACCAAATGGCTGAAAGACCCGCATTCGGATTCCGCTGAATATAAGATGTGGGGCAACGGCGTCGCACTGCCGAACGTATATTTCGTGCTTTCGGGCATTGTGTATTACTCACAGTTCCCGGACTTTTTATTGTGACATATTTTCTCACATACTGCTTGCTATTTCTGCCGTTCAGAGTGATCTGGTCATGAAAGTATTTTCACAGTATCGTATGAAACGGCTCCCCAGGGATTTCGCAGACTGTTATACTGGAAGGGCAGGGGAGATTCCGGCATTTAACTGAGTTGCGAACTCGTGAGTGATCTTGGCTGGGCTCATTTTGGTGTACAGTTTCATGTTGCCCTATCGCAGGATCTCTGCATAGGAATAGCACGGGTATTATTATTCCAATCCTTCAAAATGAGCCATCCTGCAGATTTGGACGGATATTTTTTTATTTTAGATGAGGAGGATGGATTATGAAGGATTTATTGGAAGTATGCTGTGGGCTGGACGTGCATAAGGAGATGATCGCGGCATGCCTGCTATCAGGCAGCCTTGGGACAGAGCCGAAGGAAGAAGTGCGTGAGTTTTCCACTCTCCTTTCCGGGCTGGAAGAAATGAGGGAATGGCTGAAAGCAAACAATTGCAGGGACATTGCAATGGAAAGCACAGGTGTTTACTGGTTCCCGATCTACAATGTCCTGGAAGCCGGGGCGGAGGAGGATTTTAAGTTTAATATTACAGTGGCAAATCCCTACCATATGAAAAATGTGCCTGGGAAGAAGACGGATATTAAGGATTCCAGGTGGATTGCAGGACTCCTGCGGGCGGGGCTCCTGGAGCCGAGCTATATCCCTCCAAGGGAGATCCGTGAGCTGCGTGACTGGACGCGATATCGCAGGACACTGGTCCAGGAAATGACGGGGCATAAAAACCGGATCGAAAAGCAGCTCCAGGCATGCGGCTTTAAGCTCTCCACTGTTTTGACGGATATTTTTGGGAAAACAGGGATGGCTTTGATTCGGAAGTTATGTGAGGCAGGCTCCATTGAACCGGAAGAGATCCTGAACCTCCTGCATGGGACGGCACGGAAGAAGCTGGATGTCATAAGGCAGGCCGTGAATGGCAGGATGGATGGGCATGACAGGGCTTTCCTGTCCATGCTGGTGTGCAATTATGAGCAGTCTCTGAAAGAGATCAAGGATGTGGAAAGGGAGATCTATGCCTGTGCGCAAAAATATGAGCCGAGCATCGCCCTTTTGGAAACAATCCCAGGGATCAGCGGGATGACTGCGATCACTATGATCTCTGAGCTTGGGACGGATCTGAGCATGTTCCCGACATCCGGGCATCTGTGCAGTTGGGCCGGGGTGGTTCCGGGGGATAATGAGAGCGCCGGGAAGAAGAAATCGAACCGTTTAAAAAAAGGGAACCCTTATGTGAAATGCGTGATATGCCAATGCGCCTGGGCGGCGACACGGGCGAGGAAGAACTATCTGAGGGAATGGTTTTACCGGCTGTCCAAACGCCGGGGGATGAAAAAAGCAGTCATTGCCCTTGGTCATAAACTCCTGGTCATTGTATACAATATTTTGACCACAGGGGAGGCATACGATGAGAGCAGGTTTGCAGAAGTCCAGAAACGCGTGGATGAATCAAAAAAGATGAAACTGATCGCGCAGGCCCGGAAATACGGTCTTGTTTTAACTGATGCCAGGGGAACATGAATTTTCTGTAAATTACACAATATGCATCTTTTATTCAGCCAATTTTTTGTCATTTTGGATTGGCTTATTAATGTTGACTTCTTTTGAAAGGTATGGCTATATGTGACTACCCGGCAGGGAGTGGCAGGCGGAAGAATGGCAGGCCGGGGTTATCGGCTAACCGCCATGGTTTCGTATTATTAATGTAGTACCGAAAAACGAAGGAGGTACAAAAAAATGAGGATTGAATTCAACAGGACAGGGGCAGAGCGGAAAGCGCTGGTGCAGGCAATGGGAGAGATTTTAGAGGTAAAACCGAAATACCTCGGAATGCCGACGGCGGCCTACCAGATAGACTACTTCCACATCGACAAGACCGGCACGGTGGAATTTGACGACCGGGCGGACAGTGAAGAAATTGAAAACCTGCTGGAGCGTCTTAAGGAGAAGGGGATCATTGCGGTCCCGGCAGAAACGGCACAGGACGCCGACACGGTGGAAGAAAGTGCGGATGCGGAAAACAATGCGGAGGAGCCGGAAACGGAGGCACAGGGAGCAGATCTGGGGCTTACGGTGGCAATGCCGCGGGATTCCTTCACGGATGCCGCACTGGAGAACCTGCGGAAGCTGGTGGATGCCAAAGGCAGCCTCATCAAAAAGGCGCTGGCGGTTGACAGCCTCCCGATTGAAATGGACGGGGAGAAGGTTTCCTTCCCATGGTTTGCGGAAGGGCAGGACAGCGAATCGGTGAAAGCCTACACCCACTTCATTGCCGCCATCTGCGACATGGCGAGGAGCCAGAAGCGCATTACGGTGACTGAGAAAAAGGTGGAGAATGAAAAATACGCCTTCCGGTGTTTCCTGCTCCGGCTCGGATTCATCGGTACGGAATACAAGGGCGAGCGGAAGATCCTGCTGAAGAACCTTTCCGGCAGCTCGGCCTTCAAGAACGGGGAAAGGAAGGAGGCGGGCGGCAGTGAAGTTTCCGAGTAAAGAGATTGTGGAGCGTGTCCGCAGGGAGTACCCCGCAGGCACACGGGTGGAGCTTGTGCGGATGGAGGATGTGCAGGCCCCGCCCATCGGGACGAAGGGAACCGTGACAGGCGTGGATGACACGGCGAGCGTCATGGTTGCGTGGGACAACGGCAGCCGTCTCCATGTGGTTTACGGCGAAGATGCCTGCCGGAAGCTGGAAACGGTCAAAACCGTCTGCTACGGAAAAGAGGATGTGTGGGACAGCCGGAAAGAGGCGGCGGACTTCTTCCTCAGAGCCATTGCGGGGAGCGAGGGCAGCGAGTGTGAACGCTACACCAAAATTTATACGGAGCTGCTGATGGGAAAGGCGGTCTGCACGGACGGGGAATGAGGACTTCAAATTATAGAAAAACGCTGTAAAATACACAAAAAACAGAGGAAAACATTGTGTAGTTTATGCTCCGAATTGACTTGCTATTATCCCCTTTTAGAGCGAATATGTGTACTACCGAAAGGGAAAACACACAGGCCGGAAGGCAGAAAACGGAGAATTTCAGCATGAACGAAAAATTAGCAAGACAGGTTGAGGAAATGAAAAAGCAGACCATCGGGGTTGAGGTGGAGATGAACAGCATCGCAAGGAGCAGGGCGGCGAAGGTCGCAGCGGACTTTTTCGGAACAGGGCGCTACGAGGACACAGCAAGGCGGAACGGCTACTACACTTGGAGCGCATGGGACGCGCAGGGCAGGGAGTGGAAATTCCAGAGGGATGTGAGCATCGCGGGGCCGGACAGCGAAAAGTGCGAGCTGGTGACGCCGATCCTCACCTACGCAGACATGGAAACCCTGCAGGAGCTCGTCCGGCAGTTACGGCACGCCGGCGCAAAGAGCGATGCAGGCAGGGGCTGCGGAGTCCACATCCACATCGGGGCAAAGGGCCACACGCCGCAGAGCTTAAGGAACCTTGCCAACATCATGGCGGGCCATGAGAGCCTGATTGCGGACGCCTTAAACCTTGACCGCTGGAGGATGAACCGCTACTGCCGAACGGTTGACCCGCATTTTTTGGAGGAGGTCAACAGAAAGAAACCGGCCACGATGGCAGCCCTCGCAGACATCTGGTACACGAGCCACGGCGCAAACTACGGCAGAAGCCAGCACTACAACGACAGCCGCTACCATATGCTCAACTACCACGCAACCTTCACCAAAGGCACGGTCGAGTTCCGGCTCTTCCAGTTCGACGAGCCGGGCGACGGGCGCAGGGGCGGCCTCCACGCCGGGCAGCTCAAGAGCTACATCCAGCTCTGTCTCGCACTCAGCCAGATGGCGAAGGAAGTGAAAACGGCAAGCCCGAAGCCGCAGCAGAATGAGAACCCGAAATACGCCATGCGGACATGGCTCCTCCGGCTCGGTTTTATCGGGGACGAATTCAAGACCGCAAGGGACATCCTGACCAAGAGGCTTGCAGGGGACGCATCCTTCCGGAACGGAAGAGCCGCTTGAAGGGACCGCAGGAGGTAGCCTCCTGACACCTTTCCTGCCGCAGAAACGGCAGTGGACCGCTACGGCGGTCTTAAGGTGGTAGAAGGGTGCCCCCTTCGGAAAGGACGGATTCAAAAATGGAAAAGAGATACTATATTGCTTACGGCTCAAATTTGAACATCCCGCAGATGCGGATGCGCTGCCCTGGGGCGAGGATCATCGGAACCTCGGTGGTGGAAGGCTACCGGCTGCTGTTCAAGGGCAGCAGAACCGGCTCCTACCTCACCATCGAGCCGCAGGAGGGCGCAAGCGTTCCCGTGGCGGCATGGGAAGTAAGCGCGGAGAACGAGGCGGCCCTGGACCGCTACGAGGGCTTCCCTTCCTTTTACTACAAAAAGGAAATGGAGCTGCCCCTAAAAGGCATCAAAACCGGAAAGGTCCGCAGGCGGAAGGTTTTCGTCTACATCATGCATGAGGACCGCCCGCTTGGGCTGCCGAGTGAATTCTACATGGAAACCTGCCTGCAGGGGTACCGGAGCTTCGGGTTCGACGAGGCATTTTTGGAACAGGCATATGCCGACAGCGCGGAAGGCGCGCAGGGATTCCCCGGCGGATGGAAAACGGGGGATGCCTGCTTCCTGGTAACCAACAGGAAGAACGGGTGTACCGGCGCCTACACGGTGCAGGGATTTGACGGGAGATATTTCTGCCTGCAGAACCGCAGGGGGAGCCGCTGCCGCGCATCCGAAAGGCGGATGTTCCGCAGCAGGGAGGCGGCACTCGCCCCACGGAAGGAAAATACGGAATCAGGAGGAAAGCACGATGAAGGAAACAGATAACGTGATAACGAGGATTTCGGTCTGCCCCAGGTGTGGGCAGACCTACCACGGAAGGCCGGCAGTCTCACGGGCGGACGGCAGAACGCCGCTCTGCCCGGACTGCGGCACCAGGGAGGCGCTGGAGAGCATCGGCGTGGACGGGAAGGAGCAGGAACAGATCCTTGCAGCCATCCACAGGTGCTACGGCAGGGGATGAACATTGCAAAGATAAAGGAAGGAGCGTAAAGCTATGAAAAAAAGGACAGAGGTCATCCAGGAGTGGATTGACGCAAGAAGGGAACGGGGCGAGGCTGCAACAAAGTGTATGTTTTACATCACCGTCCCGAAAGACACCGACATTTACAAGGATGAAACCATCAAAAAAATCGAGGGCATCCTTGATAAGAACCATGTCAGCCACGGCCATGTGGATACGGTCTGCGGCGCATGGAACCTGAACCGGGACTGGATTGAGACGGGCGAGATCGACTGCATTGTGGAATTCTGCGGGGTGTACCCGGTCAATTGGGACATGGACGATGTGGCGGAGCTTGAACGGATGGAAACCGAAGGGGAGATCATCGTCCTGGTTGACTGGATAGAGGACGGGAAACACATCCCTAACCATTGAAAACTACACAATTTCTCCTGCAGATATTTGCACAGTATATGTTCAAAATCCGCTTGCTATTATCCGCAGAAAGAGCGAATATGTGTACTACCGAAAGGGAAAACACAGAAAGCGGAGGAGAAAGGCATGACAAGATTTGAAAGGGATTTGAGAGATGCACAGAAAGGAAACGGAATTGAGGTACTGACGAAACGGAAAGCGGAGCTTGACCGCCTTTGGAAAGAGGGGAAAGCCTGCAAAAACGGATTCAGGAGGCAGTGCATAGCGCAGGAATACACGAGGCTTAAGACCGAGTACGATAAGATTGACGCACTTTTCTGAAAAATAAAAACTGCACATTCCAAGAGCGGAGCCGTAAGGCTCTGTGTCTTGTACTGATAGATTACGGCTTGCCGCTGGCAGGCCATTTTTGATGCCATCTTCTGGAGGTGATGCCGATGGCAATGCGGAAACTGAAAAAGTATAAGCCGACAAAATTCAAGGCAAAGGACAGCCGCTATGATAAGGATGCCGCCGATTTTGCCGTGATGTTCATCGAGAGCCTCTGCCACACCAAGGGGACATGGGCGGGGAAGCCTTTTGAACTGATCGACTGGCAGGAGCAGATCATCCGTGACATTTTCGGCACGTTAAAGCCTAACGGATACCGCCAGTTCAACACGGCCTATGTGGAGATTCCGAAGAAGCAGGGCAAGTCGGAGCTGGCGGCGGCCGTGGCGCTGCTTTTGACCTGCGGGGACGGGGAGGAACGGGCGGAGGTGTATGGGTGCGCCGCCGACCGGCAGCAGGCCACCATCGTCTTTGACGTGGCGGCGGACATGGTGCGGATGTGCCCTGCGCTGAATAAGCGGGTGAAGATACTCGCCTCGCAGAAGCGGATCATCTACACGCCCACCAATTCCTTCTACCAGGTGCTTTCGGCGGAGGCGTATTCCAAGCACGGCTTCAACATCCACGGCGTGGTGTTCGACGAGCTGCACACGCAGCCGAACCGGAAGCTGTTTGATGTCATGACCAAGGGCTCCGGGGATGCCAGGATGCAGCCGCTGTATTTCCTCATCACCACGGCGGGGACGGACACCCATTCCATCTGCTATGAAACGCACCAGAAGGCAAAGGATATTCTGGAAGGACGGAAGATCGACCCAACATTCTATCCTGTGATCTATGGCGCAGATGAGGCGGACGACTGGACGGACCCCAAGGTGTGGAAGAAAGCCAACCCCTCTTTGAACATCACGGTGGGGATAGATAAGGTGAAAGCCGCCTGCGAGTCGGCAAAGCAGAATCCGGGGGAAGAGAACAGTTTCCGGCAGCTCCGTTTAAACCAGTGGGTGAAACAGGCGGTGCGGTGGATGCCCATGGACAAATGGGATGCCTGCGCCTTCCCGGTTTTGGAGGATGACCTGGAGGGGCGTGTCTGTTACGGCGGGCTGGACTTATCCTCCACCACAGATATTACGGCGTTCGTGCTGGTGTTCCCGCCGCTGGATGAGGAGGATAAATACTGCATCCTCCCTTATTTCTGGGTGCCGGAGGAAACGCTGGAGCTGCGTGTCCGGCGCGACCATGTCCCCTACGATGTGTGGGAGCGGCA